CTTGAAAAGCCTCCCGGTTCCCGAAAGGCTCACCGTCACCGCAGTCATGTCGAGGATGCCGTTGGTATCGAACGCCGCGGCATTTCCATTGCAAAGGACGAAACTCGTCGCATCCCCGATGGTGATCGTTCCGCCGAGAACCGTCGTCTTTCCGACTACACGATGCTGGAAGTTGATGTACGCATTCCCCCCGGAGGCCGAAATGACACACCCATCAATATCGACGAGGCATTCGGTCGCGCCGCTTCCCGACTCCGTGAGAACAAAAGCGGATTGCATCATCGTTTTGTTCGAGCCAAGGTTCCGCAAGAAGAGGGGAACCCCGACCAACGACGCGGTTCCGCCGTTCGAGGTGAAATTGAGCTGCGAGTTTGCAGCGCCACGACCCTGAAAACCGACGGGCTTGTTCCATGAACCGCCCCCGCCGGTGGGAACGTGGGCCACAACCGAACCCGAAGCCCACAGGGAACCCACGGCAGCGCGATACGTCACCCCGGTATTGAGAGCCGTCGCCGCGTTCGGCATCGCTGTCGCGCTCGTTCCGTTCGGGAGCGAAAAACCATAAACGCTCCTGCGAAGAGCATCAGCATACGCCTTCGTCGTCAGATCGCCCTCATTCTGCGGGGTGCCTCCATTGATCCAGCGGAAGCCGCCGGCGTCGACGTCTGCGGTCAGCGCCCGCGTGCCGTCGCGAAAGAAGACGTTGCTTCCGATGATATTGCTCTTCTTGCCGAGCTTGCCGGAGGTATCGGCGAACGCCACCAGCTCCCCGTCGCTCGTTCCGCCCCCCGGACCGACGAAGTCACCGCCGCCCGCGTTACCCGAGTCGACCCAGTCCACGGTGTCCGGATCCCAGATCCACCACGTGTCGGTATCGTTGACGAGAGCAACGTCGCCCGCGTTGGCAACAGGGATAGCCAAGCGAAGGGCTGCCCCCGTCGTGTAGTAGCCGCGATAGTGCGTCCCGAGTCCCTGATCGACGCCGCCGAAGCCCATCCGAGTATCCTCCTGCTTCTACCCTTGCGGGATCACCACGTCCCGCCGATGATGTTGATGGCGTCCCCGGGGGTGCCCTTGACCTGAATCTTGCTCAGGTCGACACTCTCGAAAACATGGTACTCGCCCGGAACCCACGCGACCTCCGAGCCGTCATCCCCGAGGAACGTAATCGGCCCCGCGTTGGCGGGAAGGCAGGCGATTTCCACCGAGGCAATTAAACGCGCCTCGGCAACGAGAGGAGCGAAGGCCGCCCCGACGGTAGCCTTCCGCATGACGACGCTATTCTCGGCGGCCATTGCTTCAACCCTCCAGCGTTACACGGTAGACAAGCGAAAGCGCCCCGGTGTACACTCCGAGGTCGCGAATCTGCTCATGAACGACAAGATCCATTTTCGATTCAACGTAGGTCGCCGCAGCGGCCCCGACGAGTCTCTTCTGGAAAAGGTAATGAGTGATTTCCTCGAGAAGTGCCGCGCATTCGTCGAATTGTGTCACGGACTGCACCATGACCGCGATTGTGATTTCTTGCGCGATCTGGCGGCGTCCCTGCGGGGTGAGCTTGACAACGCCGGGGATGACGAAAACGGAGAGCCCGGGAATTTCCTCGCGCCTACGCGCGGGCGCCCACTTGCGCTCGGCAGTAAACGGCATCGCGAAGCTGTGAGTATTCAGCTCCCCAACGATGGCGTCTGCTACCACTACAGCGCTCGAGCTCACGGTGTGCCTCCTTGATGCCTGTTGAGGTAGAACATCACAAGTGCCCACCCGGAGGCAAGAAGCGCGCCAACAGCGGCAAACGATGCGCGAAGGATCGACCGCTGTAGCTCCTTCTGATACTCGCAGGGCGGCCTCGTGTGAATTGCCAAGTCCGCTTGATGCGCCGCGGCCATCGTTTCCATCCGAACGATGCGCTCACGGATGTCGACCAGTACGTTGCGAATTTCCCTCATTTCTCCTTGCGTGACAGGTACGGGAAGGTTCCCCTCACTCTCTGCTTTTGCCACGTCATCGCCCCTTTTCGATCGTATGGATGCGGTAGACCGTTTTCCGTTGATCTGCCCAAGCCCAACATCCAGCTCCCGGGGCAAGGGGGCGAACCTCGTAGAGCTGTGCTCCATCCGTGATGGTATCACCTTCTTCCGGAGGAGCTGTAACGATTGCACCAAGAGCAGCGGCCGAAACGATGAAGTCATGGAAGGTAGTCGAAATGACAATCCCATGCTCATCTTGCCCATCGACCTGCATCCTCCCGAGCACCGCGTTCAGCGTGCCGGAGAAGGCCCCCCGCGCATAGGTGACCGCGCGGGAGGCCTTCCCAAGAAGCGTCCTCGAAAGCCACTCGTCTCCCCAATCGAGGACGCTCATTGCGTTAGTCCTGCCCGAGCTTGAGGCGGACGGTCGTGTCCGCGTCGGCCGCGGCCTTGACGCACTTGCCGATGTACTTGTTCGCGCCGGCCTCGTCGTCCGCCTTCGCGACCTTCTCGGCCACGTCGTAGTACAGCTTCGTCCCGACGGTGATCGCGGTACCGACGCCGGCGATCTTCGCCACGTCGAACATCCCCTCGGTGTGCAGCGCGCCGAGGGTATTCGCCGCGATGTCGAGCTCCGCGATCGCGACGAGGTCGCCCTGCACGACCACGTCGCCCGCCGCCACCGCCGAACCGGGGGTGTAGTCGATCGCCTCGCCGCGCCCCCTGAAAATCGCCGTTGCCATGTCCTTCTCCTTGTTCCTGCGGGGTAGGCGCCGCGCCTGTGCCCCGATCTCTTGCGGTTAGGGGGCCGGGGGAACACCCCCCGGCCCCGAGAGCGGCCTTCCGATCAGGCCGCGCCCTTGCTCTTGAGCATCCCGCGGGTCTCCTGCTCGCGGATGCCGAGGTCCCAATAGACCCGGAACCGCATCCCGAGCGTGTCGAAGTCCGTGGAGCTCTGTTCCACGACCGGCGTCCGCTGCCCGCGGAGGTAGCCGATCTGGAAGGTCTCGATCTGCGCGGGGTTGGCGAAGAGGTACCACGCCACCGCCGAGCCACCGGTCAGCCCCGCGTTGTTGAGGTAGGGCGTCGAGATCAGGCTCAGGCCCTCCTCCGCGACGGGGTTGTAGTTGGGGATGCGCGTGAGATCGGTGTCGCCCACGGCGAGAACCGAACGAGCGCCGAGGATCTCGCGGGCCGTCATCTTGAGGTCGCTCGGCACCACGAGGAAGGCCGGGCTGATCGCGATGGGCCGCCCGGAGGCGTCCGTCTGCTTCTCGAACATCTGGAGCGCGACGCTGAGCGCGGCGATGCTGAGCGCGGAGTCGACCCCGTCGACGTAGTTGTTGTGCTCGTCGGCGAAGAGCGCGTAGCCGTCGGCCTGCGTCGGGTTGGCGAGGAGGCGCGTCCAGAACAGGAGCTCGCGCTTCCGCGCGCAGGTGGCCCCGAGCTTCGTCGGGATGGCGGTGAAGGCGCCGAGATCGTCATCGATGACCATCTTGCGCGTGAGCGCGAAGATCGCACCGTACGTCTCGAGCTGATTCGTGGCCTTCTCCTCGCTAACCTGAAGGTGCTTGAGCTCACCGTCCTGTGCGACGGGCTGCACGTCGCCGACGTCGTTCAGGCGGTAGCGCTCGACCGTCTTGAAATTGGTGAGGTCGCCTTCCGAGCACAGGCGCGGGGCGATGGCCGGCTGCTCGTTGAACGAGCGCATCAGCGCCTTGTTCGCGACGTTGTTGAGCAGGCCGGGCACGCTCACCGTCGAGAAGCTGGCGCGAATGTCGTCGTTGCTCATCGAGAACCCGACGGCCTTGCCTTCGGAGCGGGCGCACTCGATGAGAACCTCGCGGAGCGAAATGTGTCGCTTCGCGTAGGCGGCGCCGAGCGTCTGCTCGCCGAAGCTGGCGAGAAGGCTCTTCTCGTCACAGCCGATGCGGAGGGAAAGCGCCGCCTCCATGACCTTGACGGGCGTCGGGCCGGTGGCGTTGGTGATCACCGCCGGGGCGCTCGGGCGCTTGGCGCGGATCTGCTCGAGGGCCTTCGCGCGCACGGTGTCGAGCGTGTAGCCCTTGTCGATCGCCTCGGCCTCCAGCTCGTTGAGCTCGCCCGCGCAGATCGAGCGAATGCCCGCCACGCGCTGCCGTTCCTGCATCTGCGCCTCGACCCGCGCGTTCTCGATCGCGGCGGAGGCGTTCACACCCTGCGGGGTGGCCTGCGCCGGCGCGGCCGGCGGCACGGAGGCAGCCGCCTTGAGCGACTGCTCGTACTCCGCTCGAAGCGACTCAACCTTGGCGGCGTCCAGCGCCGCAAGGTCGAGGCCCTTCGCCTTGACCCAATTCTCGAAACCCATAGCCTCGACCTCCATCTCGTCCACGGTCACTTCTCCGGCCACGCCCAAGCCCGCCGCCACAGAGGCAGAGGTAGTCTCGTCCGCGCCGACTGGAACAAAGGAAACCTCACCGAGCCGTGCCTGCTTGATGATGTAACACGGCCCCTCCACTTCCTGTCCGTTCGCCTTGCCCGTCTTCCCTTCGGGAATCCAGATCGCTTTCTTGATCGATGCCCCGATGGATGCCTGCCACGGAAAGCCATTGTCGGAACTTTCCAGAACCTCGCGCGCGGCATCGCTCGCACCCGAGATCAGCCCCTTGACGATGAGCTTGCCCGAAGAGGCATCGATCGAATCCGAATGGCCGACGATCTTGTCCGGGTTGTGATTCATCAGAATGGCCCGGGGCTTCTTGCCGTTGCCCACGAGGCCGGAAAACTCGAGGACCACCGGGTACGGCCACCCGCCGGGAACCATCTTGCCCCCACCATAGGCCATCATGGAAAAGCGACGGAGCTTCTTTCCGTCCTTCTCTTCGGCAGCGGCAAGAACGATGTCCCCGCCACTGACACTCATCTGAATCAAGCTCGGAATCCGTTTCATTCCCCGTCCCCCTGCTTCTTTTCGTCGGAGTTTTCGTTGTTGCTGCTATCCTTGGACCCACCCGCTCCTGCGGGAAGGGGGATGCCGAGCTCCTTGCACCGGGCGATTTCCTTGGCTCGCTGCTCGAGGCTATTCTCCCAATCGATGCCCTTCATCCCGAGCTCGTAGGCGAGGGTCGTCGTGCCGTTGGCGAGGCGAATGGCCTGAGCGTTCGCCTCCTTCTCCGGATCAACGTGCTCCTGTCCATCGAACATCCAAGTATGCGACCACTGTTTCATCATTCGCTCCCAGTCGTACAGGAAGCGCAGCGAGAACTCGCGAAGGAAGAGGTAAAGGATGGGATCCAAGCCCTGCCGGCGCACCCGGGAGCGATCCACGGTGATCGTCTTGAAGTATGTCTGATGATCCATGCGCCCCGATGCATAGTTGTACGCGGCCGAGTTGCAGGCCGCGATGTTGTAGGGCATCGAGAGGCTGCGGGCCACCTCGTTGATGAGCTCCTTCTTGAAGTCGCCATAGGTGCTTGTCGGCTGCTTGGCGTCGAACTGCTCACCTTTCCAGCCCGCCGGGAGCGTCATGAACGTGTTACGCTCCATGTCCACCATGTCCATCGGCTCGACCAGCTCGGCCTCGCTGCCGGCAGGGGCGTCCGTGTAAATGACGCCGGAAATGCTGGCGGAGGTCTCGGCCGAAGTCACAACCGCGAGGGAGTAGCGGCGGAGGTGGGCGAAGAGGGGAAGCGCAGGCGTCAGCTCCGGAATGCCGCGATGCTGCCCCGGCCGCGTTCTGCGGAAGAGGTGGATCATTGAGGATGCCGGAATCACCTCGTACTGGCTCGTCGAGTAGTTGCCGAACTGATCGGGCTTGAGAACCCGATACTGGATCGGATCGTAGTACTCGTCCAGAATGATGCCGTCCACGTTATATGGATCGTATGTCGTGAGCCCGTAGGGGTTCGCCACCCGCGCCGCCTCGATCACGGAAAGATCGAGAGTGATGGGGGACTCGAAAGGGTTGCGAGTATTGCGTTTGTGCGTGAACGTCTGGATGAAGGCTTCGCCCTCGCGAAGTTGCGAAAGCCGCGCAAGATACAGCTTTTCCGCAAGATCGACCGTTTCGGCCCATGCGGCGAAGGCAACCTCGATTTCACGATTGAGCCCGCGATCCGGGGTGCTCACCAAAAGGCGCGGCCCCGTCCCGATCACGTCATCGACGAAGGTTCTCGAAATGCCCGAGCCATACGAGTTATTATCGAGCTCGTAGGTGGATCGGATTCGCAGGGTTGCGCGCACGGACGGGTTATTCGCCTGATCGGCGGTAAGTCCGTCGGCGTTCGCCCAATGACGAGTATTTTCGTTGGTAGTCTGCGCGGCATCATACCGCGCGCCGATATTCGTTCTACTCGGCCGGGGGTGGCGCGCTGTTGAAAGCTCGAGGGGTCGGCGAGCTTCCGTCATCACGCGACCACCCCCGGTTGCCGTCTTTTTCGTTTTGGCCATCAGACAGCTCCCGGGGCGCGGAAGATGCCAAAGCGGACACCGAGCTTGTTTCCGGCCGCGGCATCTTTGGAAGCAATGTAGCGATCCGCCTCAATCATGTCCTTGAGGGAATGGGCCTCGGCCTCGCCCATGTCGTTGCGCGCCCTCTTCGGGTTTCGCGCCGCGTCCAGAATGTCGGGAACAAGGTCTCCCATCGGAATCGCCCCCATGCCTGAGGACAGTATACAGGATGAACCATGACCATGCAAGGGAAAAAATCAGCCCCAAGACCTCCATAGGTGGAATCATTTTTGATAGTATCGCGTATTTTACGACTGTTGCTCTTCTCTTGTCGTGATTCTGTGCCCACAATTTCGACATTCGCGACGACGCAGGATACCCCACGTCTTTCTCTCCGTATAGACTACCGGAAAATGCCGGCATCCACACTTACGACACACGATTCCGATTTGCTCCGATTGACGAGGCATACGTTATCTCCTTATCTCCGACAGCTTTATCGGACGTTTTGCATCAGCATCCGCGAGCTTCGATGCTATCCTTGCAGCTACCTCCATCTTCATATTCGATAGCTTTCTCATTTCTCTTGGAGGAGCAGAGACTTGTCCGGGTGCTTCTATCCCGAGGAAGCTGGCAGCGACACAAGCTCCTGCAAGACAGTCAAGCCAGTGATTGTCGAGCATGTTTGGCTTGAGTGACCACTCATCCACTACGCGTCCCTGCCCCATAGTCCTTGTCGGGACTTCCGCGGTGACGTGTTCCGCTATCCCTGTATGCTCCTCTTTCTTTCCAAAAAGACGAAGCGCCCCGGGTTCCCCGGTGGGGGCAGCAAGACGAGCCATGAGAAACGATTTCCAAAAATTCGAATCGAAACGCACCTGACGAACGCCACGACCACGAATCGGAGGGGGAAGATACCAATTCCATCCGATTCGATCCCCTCGGCGACGGGAGTATTCCGTCATCGGCTTTCCGGCAGCGCCGATATATACACCGCGAGAAGGATGCGCGTTTGCCGTATGACCACTCGCGCGAATGAAATCGAACACTAGCTCCGGGACATAGCCTGAGTCGATGAAGAGCATTCCAAGAGAAAGAATACCTCCATCATCTCGGACCCATTTCCTTTTCCACAATTCTCCACAAAGCTCCTCGAGCCCCGCCACAATTGCCGCCTCTTTGTTATGCCCGGGGAACTTATTAGTCAATGTCGAAACAAGGCGACGCTGTGTCCAGACGTTCTTGGGCTGCTTCGGGTAGATTCCATAATCCACAACCCAACCGTCAAAAAGATCTGACCAAGCGACAACCGTATAGAAGAGCGATTTGTCATGCACGTCCACGAATGCCGTCACGCGCTCCGCGTGCGAAGGAATAGCGAAACGCGCGTACCCGGAAACTTTCTCCATCACATCCTGCGGGGAGAGCACGATGGACGGCATTTCATCCGTTCGGCGAGGGGAATTCTGAAATTCAGCGTCGAATGCGTCCTCACCTATGCGGATTCGGACATTCATCAAGTGATGAAGGGCTGACAGATCCCCCTCGCCTTTACGATCTTCCCACGCGACGAGCGCTCCCGCGTGCATTTCATCGAAGTTTGTCCTAAGAAATTCGATGGCTTCTTCTTCACCATCGCCCGTTCTCATGCCTTCATCGTGTATCTCTTTGTACGTTTCCCATAGCTCGATGTTTTCAGGCCACGAGATTATCGACTTTGTACGCACGCCCTGCCACTGAGGATTCTTCTGTCTATCCAGAAGTTGATCGGCAAGATCACCCTCCTGAATGACGGTACAGGGCATGAGGGCCGAAATTTTCACCCCGGGGCCTGCAAGCGATAGGACATCGCCGTGAATCAGCTTCATCCTATCACGCGTCTGCTCAAAAGACTTGGCGCTTTCCCGGGTTTGGGGATCGTCGATCATTGCGATGTCTGGTCGAATCACGATACCACTTGGCAGCGCCTTCTTGCGTCCACGAATGGAGCCGGTGAGCCCGTAGGAAACAATCCGGGAGCCCGATACGTTGTAGAAGCCTTTGGGAACATACTCGTCCGGGATGAGAGGAAAAGACAAAACGTCATTTTTCCACTCGATTCCGGTTCGCTGACTATGAAAAAGCTGCCCTCCTGCCTTACGACTATCGAATTCCAACCGACGAATCGGGTAACAGATGTGTCGAAATGGACGCCGGAGGTTCTCATTGTATGTCAATTCCATCTTGACACTATCAATCATCTCTTCTGCAAGTGCCGCGGTGGCCCCAATGAAGACGCCATAGCGCCGATGTCCGTAAAGAAGAGCCCACAGGGTGCCACGTTCAGAAAGGACCGTTTTCCCTGAACCGCGCGGAAGGCCGATAGAGAACTGCCCCGATTCGAGAATCACGCGCTGAATCAGCTCGATCACTTGCAGATGATCAGCCGACCATGCGAATGGAAAGACGAGAGGGAAGTACGATTCACAGAAAAGACGAAAGTTATTCCGACACTCCTCCGCCAACCGCATCTCTTCCTTTGACGGAGCTTCATCGTCCCATCCATCAACAATATCCCTCGCCTTGCGAGATTCCTCGAGGTTCTTTGCTGACATTCTCTCTCGGGAGGCATTCCATCCCCCTTCAAACTTACGAGGTGACACGGCTCACCCCGAGAATCTCATCCACGATGTTTTCCCACACGGCATCATCATCATCAGGACAAACTCGATCCTGAATCTTGATGCCAAGGTGGCACAGGTACAGCCCCACAAAGCCGAGGCCCACGAGAACCGCCGCGAGAAGATAGAGCGGCGTCTGTAGGGCGAAGACACCCCACTTTCTAATCTTCATCGTTCGGCTCCTCCTGCAAGATGTAATCATTCCAACTCGTCGAATCTGGATAAACATAGTAGATGTGAATTTCAGGGACGTGATTCTTGGCGACACTAATCTCCATCTGCACCCCCTTCGATTCACGCCACCCGGGAAGGCACAGAACATGCATCTCGGTGCAGAATTGGAGAAGATGAAGATCCAGCCGCATCCATTGCGCATAATTCAGCTCACCCGCAGGGAAGGCCGAACCGTAGGTCACCGGGGAAAACGCCAGAGAACCCCCGCGCGCAAGCGCCACGGTGTACTCAAGCGCGATCCTTTCACGCTTGGCGCGCTCGTGCGCGTCCTTTGTCGTGTACGGGCATGAGACGTAAATCATGGTATCCTCCGCGACGTATCCCTTGGGCTGTGCCACCTGCAGCATCAGAACAAGGGGAGCCTCCTGCGGGGTGGCTCCGGTGAGCGGGGCTTCCTCGAGACAGGATGCCCGCTGTTCGTCAACCGCCTGCAGGGTGGCCGCGGGCGCGTCGGCGGCGACGTCTTCGATGGGAACGGCCGGAGCCAACTCTTCGCGATTGTCCATTCGTCTAGTCCTCCTGCACGCGTCTAACGAGATCCTCAAGCCGGGAGAAGACTTCGATCAGCTCCTCGAGAATGAGGTCGTTATCCATGCCAAGCAACGAAAAATGACGCTCTTTCAGTTGGGCCACCTGCCTCCGCATCAGTTGCGCGCGCAAGATGAGCGTCTTTGAGCCCATTTCCTTCGACTTCTGCTCGAGAATATCGATCATCGCATTCATGTCTTTGTACTGTTGCTCGAGGAAAGCGCGCGTGACTTTTTCCTCTGCCACAGCGTGCGTCGCGCAGATGCCCACCAAAAGCACCGCGCACCACGCCATCACAAGGATCATCTGCGTCTTCATGCCTTCCTCCTTAGTGCCCCCCGGGGTGCGCCCCCGGGGGGCTGCACGCTCTGTACTCGCTTGCGCCTCAAGACGAGCACCCAAAAGCGGGGTTATCGTACCTAACCGTACTCCTTGGGCGTCCACCAGCGGTGGATATATACGGCGGGGCGCCGGCCTTCCGGGGCCACATCGGGGCTCCCCACCTCGGCCCGGTAAAACCCTCGAGGGCGTGCAAGGCCCGGGGCTCCAATCCAGACAAGGATGAAAAACATCCCCACAATGAGGATGTTTATCGGCAGCATGTCACGCCCTCCTGCGGAGCGGGGTGGCAGGAGCCGGGGCCGGGGGTTCCGGTTGCTCCCATTCATTCGGCTCGAGCCACCCCTTCGCACGGTAGGCGCGGACGACACCGACAGCCCGCTGCCCGGTTTCACGGTTGACGGAACGACAGACCAGCCCACCGGCGCCCATCTCGAGGAAGAGCTGATTCTCGTCTGCCTTGTCAGGACACGCCTCTTCGATGGCCTGCAAAAGCTGGATGAGCTGCTTTCGGTCTACGAGAACGCGGGCGTCAGCCCCCTTGCCACGGACGACATTCAGCGCCTCGCGCCACGCGGGGAAGGGCTCATGGACCGGATAGTCCGCAACCCTGCGCTCCCGACCTTC